GTTGGCGAAAGCTTATCCATTTCTGACGGAACCCCTGCGGCCTCTAATACCCCACATAAGGGGTCGCGCATATCCGCTCGTACCCGCCGAATATAGTATGGACTAAAGCGCCCGTGAATCCCAGAAGCACTATCGACCAACTGAGATACAGTACCGCTTGGTTTAACACATGTAATTGCCGCTGATTGATTGATGCCAAGTTTCTTAGCCCACTTTTTATTTGTTTCAATTGCTTCATTCTTTAGAGCCTCCAAAGTCTTTGGCAAGTCTGGCTGATTGGGATGGTCAAAGAAAGTACCTTTTGTTACTTTTCCAGACAACACAGGATGGTCAAGAATGCCTGTCATGCTTACTCCCAGAAGAGCTTCCTCCTCTGTGTTTTCTTTCCACTTTTTTCGCAAGTATCGGAAGTCTGTGAGGGTAGCTTGAAGAGTTCCAAGGATACTTGCAACTCGTACTTTCCGTCGCAGATCATCGAACGTATCGTTAGGTCGGACAACAACTTCTGACAGATTACAAAACTGGTTGGGTCTGAGGATAATTTCCGAGCAAGGATTTGTGCCAAAGTCCCAGTTGCTATCTCGTCTACCGTTTTTCTCAGCCTGTTTCTGACTTGCCACTCGACTAAAGATACCTCGCTCTCCACTTCTAGATTCATATAAACTTGTCCACTCATTTAAAAATGCTTCGAAATCTGGCTTCTCTGTATAACATGCGCTGTTATTTGCTAAGCCCCTTTGCGGCTCTTCCGACCACCATTGCCCGTGCTTGGCTCTTCGGAGTCTGTCGTCTGTGAGGTTGGACAAACTGATGAGGGCGCTTCTTCTAACCCCTCCGACAACCACGATCTGAGCGATTTTGCAACAGAGATCGTGGCATTCAATGCTACTAAGCCTGCGGCCAGCCGCCCGTTTAAAGACATCAACTGTAAATTTGAATAGTTCAATGAGGGGTTCAGGGCCGCTAGCTCTTCCTCCAAATGTTTTAAGTGTTGCCCCAGCAGGTCGCACTTTTGACGTATCCCATGAAGGGAGTTGTCCACTATAGAGCAAAGAGATAAGCTCACGGTAGGCTTTTGCCCATCCGATTTTGCTGTCGATGACTTGGATTGTTGTTTCTGTTTCATGGAAGTCCTCTGATACTGTTGGTAATTTAGAAATATATTGGCGCTCTACTGAGAAGCCAACGCCTGTACCGCACATAAGTATATACATCATCTCATCGAAAGCTCGTGGATGATCTATTGGTAAATAACTACAATTAAAACCCGCAACGTTATCACGGTCAAGTGCAACTCCTGCGGTCATCAAAGCTCTCATGCTAGGCATAACTTCAAGATTTAGAATCGCATTATACACTTCATCATAATCTTTGCCTGTGAGTTGATCTCGGTTTTTAAAATAATCACAGTATCGTTTAACCGTCTCAGGCCAATCTTCGCGCCGCTGTTCTTCTGAAATGTAACGAGCGTATCGTGATTTGTGTATATAGGATTCGTAAACTCCTAGCATTTATTAAACTCCTTTACTTGTTTTTGATATTCGAACTCGGTTTGTTTTTGTTTTTTGTTCTGCTTAAATTTCTTTTTACGATCAAATTTCGCTTTGCGTTCCTGTTTGCGATCAATCATATCTCTTCTTCTTTTAGTTCCTTGTCTACCCACTCATCTGGTATGCTTGTTTCGCTATACCATCTGAAACCTTTTGAATCTGCCCACTCAGCGTGGCTTCTTTTTGTACCATCTGTTCTGCGTTTTGCTTGCGGCATAGGTGCGCTTGGATCTGAAAATAAAAACACAAGCTCATAATTATCTGGCAGAGCTTTAGAAATCCAAACGTATTTGCTGTACTCTGCCGCATCCCAGAATCTTCCTTTAGCTTCAAGAAGAACAGTCTTTCCTTCTATGTTTCTAATGAAGTCAGGATGATACGTATGCTCTATAATATAGTTCACTTTTTCTGAATGAAAGTTCCAATCTTTTAACAAGCCTGAATGCAGTTGATATTCCCAATGCGAATCATACCCTTGTACAAGATCTTTTTCGATAGGCCGTGTAACTCTTTTTTTGCGGTAGCCTTTCCTTACTTTAGGTTCGTTCAATGGTATGTTGCCTCTCTTTTTTCTAGTTCTAATTCGATGCCATTTTTAATCTCTTGAAGTGTAAGCTTATCTATTTCTTCTACTTTACCGCCAGAAAGAATAGACCTTGCGCATAAAACAAACAGAAGTTCTAACGGTATTAGTTCCTCTGTATTGTTTTCCATGTCTTTGTTAGCCTCATTACTTCTTCAAGTGTGATAGTTGAAACATCTCGTTGTGGGTTTTTTGCGGAGATTGTCTTTAGTTTTTTCCGTACCCAACGCGGAGAAAAGACACTAAGAAAAAACTTGTTGTTGGTATAAACATGTGTCTGGTCAGGGAGCAGTTCTTTATAATTATTTAAGTTTATTTGCTTGGCCTCCTCTTCCGATACTAATGTTTTCAACCAATCAACAAGTATAAAACCGACATGCTTATTAATTTTTTTTATTGTTTTTCGATTCATATAATCTCTTCTACTCTAGGTTCTACTACGATTTTTGTGAAATATGCTGGGCCGTTTGAGTATTGAAAGGCTCGAAGACCCTGCCATTCGTTAGCATCTTTGTGGCATTCGAATTTATATACACAATAATTACAGCCTTTAGGCAGTTTCATGTTGCCTTTTTTACCATCTGGTATAGGATCATAACACCTTTCAGGTGGTGTGTCAAGATTTATTACATCTTTAAGTACATTTATTTTGGATTCAATTTCTACTTTGTGTTCTTGTTCTGGTCGATAAAGACAAAGCTCTCCGGTCTCTTTGTTGATAACAAGGAATCCGCCGTTGTTTGTTTGCTCTGCGGCTTCGTAACCAGACAACTGTGACAAGTAACCAAAAGGATCGTCTTCGGCCAGAGTCCCTGCTTGAAACTTCTTGAACGAGAACTTAGATGCTGTCTTTACATCTACCACTTCACCGTCTATTTTACAATCCATGTGGCCTTTAATGCCGTTGACTTCTATTTCTTTTTGTTCATCAGTAACAACATGCCCTGACATGCGGACTAACATCAAAACTATTTCTTCGAGGATGTGCCCATAAAGAAATTTAATTTGTGTTGGTGCGCTGGGAGCGCTAGAGTTATTCTCATCTTTAGATTCATACCACAATTGTCGCGCAGGTTTTCCAACATTAGACATTCGCAATGTGAAAGAACTATTACGTTCTGACGGTTGCGACCAAGATAAAATACTTTGTTTAATGTTGGACAATGTTTTATCTAATTCTTGTTCATTTATATCTAAGCCTTCGCCATTTGATAATCCTTCTAGCTTAGAATAAATATCAGGAATAAGAGTATCTAGTGTTTTCATGTATTCATTTCCATATCTAATTTAACACAAGCCATTTCATCTCTTGCGTTTTCAATTGAGCATTTAAACCACTCGCCTTTTTGTTCAAAGATCTTACCAAGTCTTCGATGAAGCTCTGCTTCTGCGGCTCTACGATCATTAACACGACAAAAGGATTGAAGCTCAAAGTCTCTAAAAGGACTAGAGGTTTGATAGTTTTTTAAACGGTCTCGGGCATCTACAGCCATCCCAACTTTTACCCAACCTTCAAAAGCAGGATTGGTAATAAGGTATAATTCGCCTCGCGTTGAAGTTTTATAGTTAATTAGCGAACTAAATGCGGCCTCTTCAAAACCTTTGTAACGTCCGGGCTTATGAAGCGGATGCGTTGTCGGAATGTAAACGCCATCAACCCACATGCGCTTGTTGTTTTTCTTTATGTGTGCCGACAGTTTTCTTTTACTGCCGTCTTTGCAACCCACATAAAACTTCTTCCCGTTTTCTTCAACGATGTTTGTCTTATAATTATTAGTGCGTCTCTGCCCAGTTGTCGCCGACATTGTATTCTCCATCCAATTCACAATTTAAGTTTAAGTTTTTACCTGCTAGTCTAATTGCTTGTACACCTAAGATTCCAACACGATCTGCAAGATCTTCAGGTACTTCTAACTGCCACTCATCGTGGACGTTAGCAACAAAACAATTGTTAATGCCTTCAAGTTTTAAAAGACTATCAAAGACTACCAAAGCTTCTTTCATTACGATAGCTCCTGCGCCTTGAAGGAGGGTGTTTAGTGCCGCATGTTCAGAGCGAACAAATAACTTGCGACCATCTAATCCTTTTAGCCACCCCTTTTTAGAAGCCCTCGCAACTCTATCTTTAAGAGATTTAAATGCAGGGAGATTATCGAAGAAACGCTCTCTAAGTCTTGTACCATCTTTTGCGTTTCCGCCAACCACTGATCCAAGCTTTGCATCTCCTGCTCCGTACAGCAAGGCATAGATGAAAGTTTTTGCCTGATTTCTTGATTCAAGTCCTGCAAGGTTTTGATTAGATGTGTGTATGTCTCCGTTGAGAAGTTCATAAGTATATGCCTCATCGTTCATGTAATGTGCTAACATTCTAAGCTCAAGTCCTGAAGCATCAATGCCAACAAGTTTATGTTTATTTTCTACTGTCCAACATCGTCTGCACTCTGCGCCGTAAGGACTATTTGTGCTAGGCACTTGAGCCATGTTAGGTGAGCTATGAGTCATGCGACCTGTAACAGCGCCATTAGTATTTACATAGCCACGCACTCTGTTATCGTTTTGATCTGCTTGTTCAAGCCAAGAGTTGATCTGCGCCAAACGTTTCTGAAGCATCAAATACTCAGCAATCAATTTAGCTTCTGGTATGTTCTCAATGTTTGCCAATGTTTTTTCGTCAACAATTGGCTGACCTGTTGGCGTAAAATTCTTTGGCTTCCAACCAAATTCTATTAAGTATTCGCCAATCTGTTTACGAGAACCAAGATTAAAAGGTATATCATCACAACGAACAAGAGGAGCATCAGTCTGCAACATCTTCTCATATTCTTCATCAGACATACGTACTTTTTTTGTTGCCTCTCCTTTGACCTTTGCCATCTTTGAAAGCTTACCAGCTTTTGTGTACGTTGGTAAGAGAGTTAGGCTTGCGTCTTTGGGCAAGAATGTTTTCTGTACTTCAGTCTCAGCGGATAATAACTTTTCATTTAACTCAGCAACAAGACTCATAGCATATCTAACATTAAGCAAAAAGCCTTTGTCGCGTTGATCGTTTAAGATCTTATATACTTCATGCTCAAGCGTA